GAATACACACAGAATTCGCAGGCTTGTAATAGCATGAAGTTGCGGATGGTTATTGGTGGATGGACTGATTATTATGTGAACCACTCGAACGATTGGGCAGCATTCAATGTGCATGGTGAGCGAGTTAATGTACATGATGACAATTCTGACAGCGATGTCATTATTTTCCAGTGGGGTTTCAACACACTTCGAACCACCGTTGGGGGAATTGTTAAGGCAATGTTATTGATTGATAATTGGCTTGAGGTTTGATGTATTATGTATGACGTCACAGATTTCCTATTGGATCACTACAAATACTCAACACTTGTACCTATTCCATACGATACGGTCATTCTGTTTCACAAGGGGCTTGAAGTTCGAGCAATACGGATGGAGGAGAAATGGGTTGTTAAGTGTGGATCTGAGATCACAATATGCAACAACAATGAATTGATTCGAGGGATTCATTTCATTACAGAGATGGCAAAGAGGGCGTAATGGTAATCATGTTTGGCGGAGCAAGACAGTTGCTTGGGGCAGACCTGGCTCACAGTGCTGATATGCAGAACTGTCGTGTTGAGGTGCTTCAGCGAGATCCGTATCACGGTTTGGTTTCGGTCGAGGATTCAGAGTCGGTGGCTGTGAGTCGTTTGGGTCCGCGATCGTGGAGGGCAACGTTCCAGGGTGTTACTCGAGTGTTTGGTTCTCAGTGGGAACTGGGCTGTTTCTTGAATGACGTTTTCGATGGAAGGATTACTGATGGAGATTATTAGTAATGGCGACGGCAAGTGGTACAATAAGGCTACTGGCGAGCATTTGGATAAGGAAAAGGTGATCCTTTGGCTTATTGCTAATTCGTGCAGTAAAGAGGATTTCGCTGAGTATTATGCGTGATTGAAATGAAAACTATTTCGCAGGTTAAGCACAGTCTTAGACACTACGGAATGCGAGAGTGTTATACGTCCGGCGGAGCAAATATTCTTTACTGCCACGGCACAGCAATTCGATTGATTAACAACTATACGATTGAGGTTTGGGACCCTTTCAATCAAAGTAGCGGAACGATTACACACTACGACACACCAACACAGCGCAATGAAGCAATTGAACTAATGGGACTGGAATCACTGGGAGTCATCTGATGTATTACTTTGACGAATACGCAAAGAAACACAACCTTGAAAAGCAACTCGAAGGGTTTGATTTTGTTATCCGAGAGGATCGAATGCTTATTGACGGATTCGATTACAGACTGGACACATACGGTTGGCCCGATAACAGGGTTGTTTTTTCAGACAAGATTTCAGGTCAACACGTGATTAAACGATTCGGCGCTAATGGCACAGAGAAGTGTCGAGAATTTTTGAAGGAGTGTCTTGAGGTCCTAGGTGCAGAGATCGTTGACTGAATACAAGTATCCCCGGGAGTGGTTGGTTCCTCCCGGGGATACTTGTTTATTTACGGGCGCTCAGCGGTAGCGGCTAGGTGCTCCCACGCCTGCCAGGTCTGAGGTCCGAAGACACCATCGACGTCGACGCCAAGGGCGGCCTGTAGGGACTCGATGACGCGGTCGTGCGCGGCCTCGCTGGCTTCACCCCAGATCCCATCGGCTGACGTGCCGACGACGCTCTGAGTGTAGGCTACACCCCACGGGAACTCTCGTCCGCCCCAGCGGGATGCCTTGATGACGGCACACATGCGCTTCTCGGTGTCCTGCCCAAGGACGTTGTCCTGCACGGCACCAAGGATGCGCTGAATGTCGCGAATGTTGCCCCCACCGGAGCCGATGGCGGAGTTGTCGTCGACGACGCGAATGCCGTAGACAACGTCATCCATGTCACGCTGCTTGTTGGTGACGACTCCACCGTTACCCTGGGAGCCGACGTAGCCCCACGAGGTATTGCCCTCGACGGTGTCGATCTTCGTGCCGTAGGGGGCACTGGTTGCGACGCCGATATGGTCGGACTCTCCGTCTCCCTGCCAGTCGAAGGTGACGAGATCACCGGGGCGGACGTCCCACTTGGAGATGAGGACACCGCGCTGACGAGCCTGCGCCTCACGCCCGGGCACGTAGGCGGAGACCCAGTTGATGCCCGCCTTCGCGAGGACGTAGGAGACGAACATGTCGCAGTAGGGGACGCCGCTAGCACCGAAACTGGGGGATCCGGTTACCTGGGCGTACCAGCGGCCATACTTGCTGCCGTTCTCCTCGTCGGCCCAGCGCGAATAACCGATCTCCTCCTGGGCGGCGGAGATGATCTGTGCGCGGGTTACCATCAGGACGCCTTTCCGCGGGGGCCGACGTGGTTGGCGGCGACGCCGAAGAATGCGGCGAAGAGGAAGTTCAGGGCAGCGATCTTGTCGCCGTCGAGGACTCCCCAGACTCCGAGGCAGACGAGGACGCCGACGGAGACGATGTAGAGCCACATACGATATGCGTCGGGAATGAATGGGGGCTTGGGGGCTTCGTGGTCACCCATTGTTTTTCTCCTTCAGATAGGAAATGATTTCTTTCAACTGGCGGTTTTGCGCATCTACGCTGGATCCGCCATGATTTGGTTTGACGTGATACTGAACGTCCCTGAGTTTTGTCTCAATATCTTCGAGACGGTCTAGGACACTCGGCATTCCGTCACGACCATCCCATGCGTTTAGCATGCATGAGAGATGGTCCATGAATCGCGAGGCTCTATATATGAACCTACCAATAATCGTTAATAGGGATATGACGCCGAGAATTAGTGCGACGTCAATTGTTGTGGGGTTGATATGGATCATCGGACAAAGATTTCTGCGAACATATTTCGGGTTTCCGGCGAGTCGGAGAACAATCGCCCTTTTCTATAGGTGCTCCTCATAATACTCAATACCTTGTCCCCATACATGAGCAATCGCTCCCCTTCTCGAAGGTCTGTGACCTTATAGGCCCATCTTACACGATCACCCTTGGGCTGACGCCGCTGAGCGAACCACGTGCCGCCGTCGATCCATATGGAGACCTCTCCGTCAGGGCAGCGCAGGCTGAATGCATACCGCGCTTTCCCACTCTTCTTCATTACGAAATCATCGTAGTTATCTGCGAATTTGTTTGAGATAGCATATTCGGCATAGTCTTCAGCATAATTGGTAATGAATGATCCGAATCGCGTGTGAGCCACTTCGGATTGAAATTGTTGGCTGTCAACAAAATCAGTAACGATAAACCCGTCAGCATGACGACTAATCCCTTCCTTAGGCTCAATGTTAAAGCGAATGAAATAGGGGTTCATGATACTCACAGAGTTAGAGAGCATGAGACACTTAACACGATCCTGATAACGGTCGACCGTGGAATAAAAGTCCATGAAAACCTTGGCCTCATCGGGCAGATACCTCAATGAGCCCTTATCGATAATAAACTCATCGAAGATGATGGTATAGACGTTGGGGTATGCAATAGACTTGTTTGCTTGCGCAGTAGACAGCGGGATGAAGTAACCAATGGTCTCCCACTTCTTACCCACTTTTCGCTGCGCAAACTGACCTTCAACCCTGAATTCCTCACCCGGAAACTCGTTCTGAATGTCTGCGAAGAAACTGTTACGCCCCTTGAGTTCAGTCTTGTAGCGCCGCAAGTAAATGAATTGCTGCCCTTTGTTGATTGCATTCTTGATCACAATCTTCTTTGCGCCATACGTTTTACCCAAACCACGCGCACCCATCACCATGTTAAAAACACCGCGATAGGAGAGCACGTGCGAGAATGAGTAGTAACTGAATTTCTTTGTCATCAATGTCGCCTTACAGTCCACCATCTCGTGGCAGCGAGACGGTCAATAGAATATGTCACAGGTCCATAATAAGGGTTTCCGCCGTGACCCACCAACGTATTTGAGTCCACCACCATATCTACGTGGTCAGTTTCTGGGTAGTAGGACCCCGTACTCTTCCACGCCATAACAATCATGTCCCCGGGTCTTAACTGTGCTCGCTCCTCAGCCGTCATGGCCCCTCCACGGCGAGGGAAAGGCTCTGCCCCTCGGAAGTACTGGTCACCTGTCCACGTACCCACAAACGTGCCAGAAGTTGCCTTGAAGGCGGCATACATCAGTCCAGAACAGTCCGTAACACCACTGTTGTCCGGATCCATGCGCCCCGGCCCCTGTAGGTAGGCGAACTTGCCGCGGCGTGCCATGATCCACGCCAGAGCCTTAGCACCCGCAGAACCGTCACTGGGCGGAGCTACAGCACCTCCCCCACCGGCGCCAGCCTGTGCCTGATTGCGCTTTGCCGCTTCCTGCTGGATGGCATTGTTGATCGTCCTGGTGATGTCGTCGAGTTTCGCGCCCCACACATTGTGCCCAAGCATTTCAGCGCGCACATTACCCCAGGGAGTTTTGACGACAAGCCCCATGGAGTCGTCAGCGAAAATTCGGAGATTACCCCCTGAGATTGAGATCTGGCCGCTATCGGAGGCACCGCTACCGTTTCCGGGCGTGGTGTTGATCTTCCCTAGACCACTACCCACGCCAGCGGTATCCCGATTCTTGATAATGTTGTATGCACCATTGTAACGGTTTGTGTACTGCCCGAGAACGCCGTTGGCGAGAATACCGCGAAGCATCCCATCGAGAGATACAGATCCACCAACATTGTTGAGCACCTGAAGGGCGTAGCGAGGACCTTGATGGTAGGCCACACACCAGAGAATGAATGCCTCGGTGTTTGCTTGATGGTCAAGCCCATATTGCTTGGCTGTTCCAACATATGCTTCAAGGTCGGCAACCAACTGAGCGTCTTGAATGTCGCTAGCGATTCTCAGCAACGGACCGAGCGAATTTCCCTCTTCACGAGAAAGGTAATAGGTATTCCAGGAACCACTGCTTTCAGGCACATTTTCCAGTCGAGACCTTAACGACTGAGCAACTTGCCCATATTGCGTGGGGTACTTAGCACGCATCTTATTGAGGATCGCCGCTGCGCGAACGCCGAACCATTGCGCAATGCCCACAGTGATCGGGTCATTGTAGTTGATCGACACATAGTTCATTGATGATTCGACCTGCCCAATTGCTTTTACAGCAACGCGCTTCATCTGGTCGTCCCACGCCATTTTTCCTCCTACACGAAATCGCCTACCGCGAGTATACCGCAGCAGGCGATTTCGTGTCTATGTCACCAGATCTTATACGTCATATTGACCTGATAGGTCTGGTTTGCCTGAAGAATGTCCCCAGCGTATAACCCACCAATCTTTGGCGCATAGATGTACTTGTATGTTCTGTCGTTGCCAACAATTGTTGACATGACACCATCATAGGGTCGCGCCCACCCGGGGGTTCCGGTTAGTTTCACGTCGTAACCAGCATTGTTTGCTCCAACCTTGAATGTTCCCTGGATATTAACCCAATCTCGGTCACGCTCACAAACAAGATAGTTGTAATCGTGAACAATGGCGCCTGCGGTTAGCGGATGAAGTGCCTCCGAGGGAGGGTTGTACCAACTCGATGCACCGTTGATCCAGTTCTTGAACAACTGCTTGACGTGGGCGTAACCCGCGGCCGTCATGTGCACATTATCCACGCCCTGGTCCCATACGCCAGCCTTTTCGGTCCCCATGTGAAGCCAGGTTCGAGAACCCTCACAGACGATGCCGCCGTAGGGCTGGGATGCTTCCATAACCTCGAAGGTTCGCGAGACGCACGAGCGAGCCATCTGCACATAATTGTTAAGAGACGCCTCGTTATACGTCACGGGGAGGATCCTGATTTCCGCGTTGGGGAAGTACGAACGCGCTCGCTGGAAGAAAGTTCTTGCATTCGAGGTGATTGAGTTCTGGGCACGAATGTCGTTCAGCAGATCGATCACGAAAAGGTATTTCGTTCGATTCCTCTTAACTTGACTCATACCGTTGTACGCTTTGGACAACTGAGTGAGGAAGTTATTGTCGGGGGTTGACGTGAATCCGCCTCCGCCGATTGCATATACATTCGGGTTCAGCCCAAGTTCCTGACACAGTTGCTCAGTCCATCGACTGGCTTCGATTGTCGCGTTGGACGAGCCGATAACAACACCCTCATCGAGTTTTGGGTCCTCAAGAAAAATGTCGTTCGACTCTGTTTTGGTGTAGTAGGACTGAAGTCGAGTATTCGTCTCAGCGCTCAGGCGATCAAGTTTCGTTTGAAACTCGGTCAGCGAACGCTGATTCGCAGCCTGCAACTTGTCAGCCCACGTGCGAGTCGTGAGCGTAACCTTGGATCCGGCGGGAGCCTTGAGGGGTGCTTCAATGAAGTCGTCATCAACCTTTCGGAATTCCGCGTCAATGAGCCGCTTCTTGAAGTCTTCAATGGTTGCTTCAAGCGCAGTCTTCTTGGCGTCGAGTTCCTTGTTCCAACCATCATGAGTTTTCTCAACCTCAACGATAAAGTTGTTGACCGTGTTGTTCAGTCGCTCAATGATCTTATCCTGTTCCTCGCCAAACAAGTTGACGTACTCAATAACATCAATGACCGAGGAACGAAGACGCTGAAGCACGTCGTAGTACGTGAGCCCGTCGCGGTACGTAAACGGTGTGACGTTGTTGATCGACCGGTTCTGCACTCGCCAGAGCGCCTGATCGATAGAGCCAATGATTTCATCACCAGTAGCCATAATAAATTCCTCCATTTAATCCGTTAGGCGTATGCGGCGCATCGGTGTCCCAGATTCCCATAAAAAGTTCTGAAAGTTCTGCGATAACGAAGTCATCAACATTAACAAGAGTGTTCCTGTACCTCGCAATCATGTCGGACTTGGCCATATTATAGCCCGTCGACCGAGACCGTTGATTGTTACGGAAATTAGAATTCCCCGTACCGGACGAATCCGACTTCGTGTTGTTCTTCGTGCCTGAGGTGCTACTCGCGTCGCTGATGCTCGTAGCATAGTCCCCGTCCCCGGCCAGACGTGTCTGAGGGGTGTCAGAGCCGACTGTCCGGCCCTTGCTGTCCGTGCTGCCAGTTCCGCTGGACGTCTGTGTGGACTGGTTGCTGTTCTGGCTTGTGCCGTCCTGAGACGTTTCGCTGACGCGCAGCCCGCCGTCGAGGGGATCATTATTCTGCAACTCGGCAAGATACATTCGGTTGTAGCGAGGCATGATTCTCTCCATCTTGAGAGACATGCGCCAGATGAAGATGTCAGGGGTCTCGTGGGCGATCTCCTGAAGCCAGTACTCGCGCTTGATTCTGTCATTCAGAGTTTTTCGATATGATTCATCGAAAATGGGGTAGTCGTCGAGCCCGATATGGTCGTCAGTAATTCTGACGACGTCTCGGAGCCGCATTGTCATCAAACTCATTCGATCACCTCATTAGGGGTAGTGTTTTCAATGGAAAGATAGTCGTTAAGATTCGGGGCAGCATTGTCATCCACGGCCCAACTGCACGACACATTCAGACCGAATTTCTCGTTGATCTGCTGACAAGCAAGTTCCCGCGGCTTCATGAAGGACTCGCGAGACGCGAGAACCTGCCCCGAGTTCGCTGCCGCTTCCTCAACAACCATGCGCTCACGCTTCTCTGAATTCACATTCATGATTCCGAGCATGGTCAGCGCCTCACCCCAGATCTTCGACTTGGATTCCATGTGCTTAATGCTGGACACGGCGCCCGCACCGGCATTCTGGTTAAGCGGAAAGACGCCAACCATTGAAGCCAAATTATCCATGGCAAGATTCTCGGTTCCCCACACAACGGGTTCACCGTCGTAGATCTTGCTGATGAGATTCTGGACCGTGAGACGCTGATCTTGACTGCACGCCACGATCATGGGGTTACGCTCATTGAGTAGGTCGATCTCAATGGTGCGATCAATCTGCGCAAGCCGGGCAGCATAGGACATAACCACGTCAATTTCGGGTTCGCGAATCTGGTTCCCCCAGATACATACAGAATCGGAAGCGCTGACATCTCGCGAATAGATCCCGTTCCGGTTTACTCGATAACCAGTAGGGTTGTCCTGAATGTCCAGGGGGCCGCTGATTGCTGCTGGCATTGACATGAACAACTCAAAGAAACTATCGAAGTAGAACAGGCTGAACCCATTATTGAAGATGGTTGTCTCAACAAATCTTGGATCAATTCCATTAGGCAGGCCCTCCCAAGTGAACCTAGAAA